GCTGACACTTTAAGGATTCCGTTAACATCGATATCGAAAGCGACTTCGATTTGTGGTACTCCTCTTGGTGCTGGTGGTATCCCATCCAACATAAACTTGCCGACACTTTTATTATCTACTGACATTGTTCTTTCACCTTGAAGGACATGTATCTCTACGCCAGATTGATTCTCAACTGCTGTGGAGAACGATTGTTTCTTATTGACAGGTATTGTCGTATTGGAGTCTATCAGTCTTGTCATCACTCCACCTACGGTTTCGATACCGAGTGATAGTGGGGTAACATCAAGAAGTAGAACATCTTTAACATCACCTGCTAGTACGCCACCTTGAATGGCAGCTCCCATGGCGACAACTTCGTCGGGGTTAACACCTTTACTTGGTTTTTTGCCGAAGAACTTCTCTACGGCTTCTTGAACCTTTGGGATGCGAGTAGAACCACCAACGAGAATAACTTCATCGATTTCTGACTTATCATACCCTGAGTCTTTAAGTGCCTGTTGGCATGGTTTAATAGAACGTTGGATAAGATCATCTGTCATTCTTTCGAACTGTGCTCGTGAGAGTTTCTTAACCAAATGTTTGGGTCCGCTTTGATCTGCGGTAATATAGGGAAGGTTTATTTCTGTTTCGCTGGCGTTTGACAGTTCAACTTTTGCTTTCTCTGCGGCTTCTCTTATTCTTTGTAGTGCCATTGTATCTTTTGATACATCGACACCTTCGGTATCGTTAAACTCTTTAACGAGCCAGTCTATTATTGCTTTATCGAAGTCATCGCCACCGAGTCTTACGTCTCCGTTTGTTGACTTCACTTCGAAGATCCCGTCACCGAGTTCAAGTATGGAAACATCAAAAGTACCACCACCGAGGTCGTATACTGCTATTCTTACGTCGTCTTCTTTTTTGTCGAGTCCGTATGCGAGAGCGGCTGCAGTTGGTTCGTTGATGATTCTTTTGACTTCCAGTCCTGCTATTTGTCCAGCTTCTTTTGTTGCTTGACGTTCTGAGTCGTTAAAATATGCGGGAACGGTGATTACTGCTTCAGTCACTTCTTCTCCGAGATAGTCTTCGGCATATTTCTTTATTTTCTGGAGGATATACGCTGACAGTTCTTGGGGGGTATATTTCCTATCTCCTATTTCTATTTTTATTGAGTCTTTAGTGCCTTTTTTCACTGAGTAAGGTACTTCTCTATCTTCTGTTGATGTATCTTTAAATCTTTTCCCCATGAATCTTTTCACTGAGTAGACTGTTTTCTCTGGATTTGTTACGGCTTGTCTTTTTGCGGGGTCTCCCACTTTTATTTCTCCGTTATCGAGAAAACCAACTATCGACGGTGTTGTTCTTTTCCCTTCGTCGTTGGCGATTATCGTTGCCGTTCCTCCCTGCATCACTGCGCAGCAAGAGTTCGATGTTCCTAAATCTATTCCTATTATTTTTCCCATTTCTATTATTTTTTATATTAAGGGGCTTTCGCCCCTTTTATTATTTAATTTTTATGTCGACAACGTTCTTCACTTCTGTTTCTTTTGGTACTACGATATTCAGTATTCCATTTTCCAGTTCTGCTGTCACTTTTTTTGTGTTCACATATTTTGGTAGTGTGAAGCTCTTAGTGAAGGAATGTTTCCATGAGAACGTTTCTGATGCTTGATCATTGTTATGAGAGAGAGTCAACATATCATTTTCGACACGAATATTAATATCTGATTTCTCAAATCCAGGAAGTGATACTTCGAGGGTATAATCATTTTCAGTTTCGTTTACGTTATAAGGAAGTTCCACTCCCAGGTTTCTTGACAAGTTATTTGTCGTTCTCCATACGTCATCGAATAGATCGATAAATAATGGATTCAAATCATTTTTTCCAAACATAATTTTATTTTTTAGTTTATAATGTTATTTAATGATTTCATAATGTCAATACTTGTGCCAAAATAAATAATCGGTCGTTCTGTCAGTCATATTAAATATATACATATATAAGATTGTAAATATGACAGATAGAAAATAAATATTTTTTTCTGCATGAATTATTTGGTTTTTTGCAATAAATTGCAGATATTTGTAAAAGTTATGATTAAAACAGCAAATTTGACTTTGTGTTGGTATTGTTTTATATTTGTATTATCTGATAGGGTGGCATATTTATTGAAGGAGAAAAGGTAAAAATACTATGAAGAATATTACAGACGAAGTTAAGAAAATATTGAAGTCCTCAGCGGCACTCTCCCAACAGATGAACCATATGCAGGTATATCCCGAACATGTGATGCTGGCAATCATCGCACACGACGATAACACCGCAATGAAGATAATAAAAGAAATTACCAGCGGAGACGTTCAAGATATATATGATAAAATATATACTCACATAGGATATAATGTCATCGATCCACCAATAGACGTGAAAACGATAAATCTTCACGATACAACAACACAAATCATCGAAGGTGCCAATGTCGAAGCCAAAGGATTAAATAATGATAAAATAGAAACAGAACACCTGTTACTATCGTTTTTGAAACATCATGTTAACTTCGCAGCGAAAACACTGAGAGAACATAATGTTACTTATTTTAACACACTAAAAACAATAAAAAATATGAGTTTTGCAGAATTTGGAGAACCAGCAGAAGGAGCTGGAGGAGAAAAAAGACAATCTAAAAAGTCAAGCAGGAAAAGTAAAACCCCCGTTCTTGATAACTTCTCAAGGGACATCACAGAACTGGCAAAAGAAGGAAAGGTTGATCCCGTCATCGGAAGAGAAAACGAAATAGAAAGAGTGTGTCAGATATTGTCACGTAAAAAGAAAAACAATCCCGTCCTCATCGGTAATCCTGGTGTCGGTAAATCTACCATCATCGAAGGACTGGCGATAAGGATAATAGAAAATAAATGTCCCAGAATATTGTTCGGTAAAAGGATAGTGTCACTCGACCTAACCTCTCTCGTCGCAGGGACGAAATACAGAGGACAGTTCGAAGAAAGGATTAAAGCAATAATAAATGAGCTCTACGAAGTTAACGACGTTATCCTCTTCATCGATGAACTACATACGATGGTGGGTGCTGGTAACGCCTCAGGGTCATTGGACGCTTCGAACATATTGAAACCCGCACTCGCAAGGGGGGAGGTACAATGTATCGGAGCAACGACATTTGATGAGTTCAGAGAGAACATAGAAAAAGATGGGGCACTGAACAGAAGATTCCAAAAAGTAACGGTGGAAGCACCATCACTGGCAGAGACACTCGAGATATTACATCAGATAAAAGAGTCTTACGAAGAACATCACAAAGTTGAGTATTCCGAAGATGCCATCGATGCATGTGTGAAACTGTCAGAAAGATATATCAACGACAGAGAGTTCCCCGATAAAGCCATCGACCTATTGGACGAGGTGGGAGCACGAACTCACGTCCATGTTAAACCACCACAGATGATAGTAGATTTGGAGAAACAGATCGAAGATGTCAAGCAGGCGAAAGTCGATGTGGTGAAGAGTCAAAACTACGAGAAGGCTGCCGAACTTAGAGACAGCGAGAAGAAACTGGTGGAACATTTGAACAAAGCAAAAGATGACTGGGAGAAGTCCTTGAATATAAAAAGAGAAACGGTGACGGAGAAAGAGGTCTCCATCGTTATCGCACAGATGACGGGGATACCATTAGAAAGGATGGAGGAAGAACAGAAAGGTAAACTATTACTTATGGGTGATGAACTCGGAGGCAAGGTTATCGGACAGTCAGAAGCAATCGTTAAGGTCACCAAAGCAATAAAAAGAAATAGATTGGGGCTGAAGAAGAAAGGTAAACCAATCGGTTCGTTCATATTCTTGGGACCGACAGGTGTCGGCAAAACACAACTGGCGAAGGTATTGGCGAAATATATCTTCGGTTCTGAAGATGCATTGATACGAATGGATATGTCAGAGTTCGGTGAGAAGGTATCTGTATCGAAACTTGTTGGTGCTTCACCAGGGTATGTCGGTTACGAACAAGGGGGACAACTAACAGAAAGAGTAAGGAGAAAACCATATTCTGTTATTTTGTTCGATGAGATAGAGAAGGCTCACCCCGAGGTATTTAACTCCTTATTACAGATGTTGGACGAAGGACATATGACTGATGGTATGGGAAGAAAGGTAGACTTCAAAAACACACTAATAATATTAACATCAAACATCGGTATCAAAGATTTGGATAACTTCGGTAAGTCACCAGGTTTCCGAACAAAAGGGAGCACCCAATCGGATCTTAACAGATCGAGTTCAATAATTGAGAAGGCGTTAAAGAAAACCTTCGCTCCTGAGTTCTTAAATAGATTGGACGATGTCATCATCTTCAACGCACTATCAAAAGAGGAGATAGAGAAGATCTTGGAGATAGAGTTGGTGGAGTTCAGAGAGAGAATGGAAGAACACGATATCATCGTTAAGTTAAATAGAACCGCCAAAGACATCATCGTCGATAACGGTTACAACGAAAAATATGGTGCGAGACCTTTACAAAGGGCAATACAGACTTACATTGAAGACCCCATCGCTGAGGAGATGTTGAGGGGGACATTAAAGGCTGGTATGATTGCATCCTTGAGTTACGATAAGAGAACAGATAAGATTAAGGTTGGGGTTAGAACGGCAGTACAAGGAATAGACTACTAATTAAAACGGTACTACAAATATTGAAGAAGTTACTTTTGTGTTTGGTGTTATTTGGGTTTAACATCCCCCCTGCTGATATTATGCCGACGACTCAGGTTAATGAGCTCAAGGAAAAGAAAGACAGGAAGAAGTTCCTCACCGACCTCGGTTATTCTGAATCGAGAAACGATTACACCAAAGTAAATAAATACGGATTTATGGGGAGGTATCAATTTTCCCGAGCTACCTTAAAGTTGTTGGGGATTATAGTCTCAAAGGAAGAGTTTTTGGAAAACCCCCAGCTTCAGGAAGATGCGATGTTTCTATTATTAATTGCCAACAAAAAGAACCTTAGAAGACATATTAAGAAATATTCTAATATGACAATAAAGGGCATAAGTGTCTCTGAATCAGGCATATTGGCGTCGGCTCATCTGGTTGGATCTGGGAGAGTTAAAAAGTGGCTTAAGTCAAACGGCAAGGAAACAAAGAAAGACGCTCTGGGGACTTCGATAGAGTCTTATATGAAAAGATTCGGGGGGTATGAACTAAACTTACCAGGAACGGTTAAGATTTAGGGTCTCTGTGCAATATTCTTGTCCTCGTAAATAACTCATGCAAGAACTCTGTAATATATCTGTGTGGGGTCTTCATCGCAAATAATGGCAATACCGATATCGGATACCACTTACTCTCAAAAACTCCATGCTCCAACTTAGCGTGCAACGGATATTCAGGGTTGGTGTCGTATTCACAAATGAAAAGTTTAGTCTCTTTAATGACATCACCCTCCATCTGTACCGTCGATGGTAACTCTTTTAAAATACTTATATTCGCGGGGTCGACATTAGTCCTTTCAACAACAGATCTTAATGCCGCCTGCTTGTTGGTCTCTCCAGCCTTTACAATGTCAGTGGGGTAATCCCATTTACCATCACCGAAGACAAACAAGACCTGCAACTTCTCATTAACCATTATTACACCAGCGTATTTTACAGTAGGTATCGTCATATATAATAAATACTTATAAGCATAAAAAAAGGGTCTAATGACCCTTTAATTGTTTAACCACCCACTAAGATTACTCCTCTACAGTTTCTGTAGTGGTAGTAGTGGTAGTTTCTCCTTCAGCTTCTTTGACTGCATTGTATTCAGTAACTAGTTTGTTTTTGAAATATACAGCGTTATCAGCTATAGAATCTTGGAACCCCCCGACCTTTACTGCAACCTCTAAAAGAGATAACAAAGTCTGAAGTTCTTTTTCTGTTAAAGTTAAATTCACCTGTGTTTCCATTATGACTTTTTTCTTTTTATTGTTATAAAATTAAATATATAAAACTTTATATAAATATAAATACTAAATGTTAATATTTTTGATGAGTAACATCCTCTTTGCCAAAGGAATGATGGTTTGGTCAATGTCGTATTTATTATTAACCTTAAAAACATAAGTCGGTGGGTTGGGGGTGTCCAATACCTTATTGATATTACGAAGGATGTCTATCCTTATTTTCTCATACGTATTTTCCATAGTTTTTTCGTAATCAGTAAGGTAGTTAACCTTGATGGACTTAAACACTTCGTCTAACATCACCTCACCAACGTCATACCGATATAATAATAGTTTGTCGGTGTCTAAAATGAAATAACCCATCTTACTGTAAGTGGGTATTAACCCGATGGATAACATATCCATAGTCTGCTCCACCTCATCGTATAACTTAGCACCCTTCTGAATGTATTTGTTTATCTCAGGGATGGAATACTGTAATATCTTATCCAACTCATCCATATGGTCAGATTGGTTGATGAGTGCCTTATATTCTAAGTTGAACTGTAAGACATCAATACTTGATAGTTCCTTTGGGAAATGGTTGGAGATTATTGTCTTCTTCTCCTTTAATGACTCTAAAGTACTTAGATGACTTATTAAATTACTAAGATGTGGATATAGTTTGTAGTCGCTGAACTCCCCCTCCACATATTGCAAATATGCAAGGAGTTTATATTTCTTCAGTTCGAAGTCAATGTAATCATCAGTTATCCATGTTGGGGATAGTTCTTTCATCTATCATATAAATATAGTACCACCCTACTTATGCTTAATCCTGTATACTTAAATCTGCATGTCCAGCAAGGGGTGTATTACTCCCTGTGGATTGTACTAACACTGGTTGAACTCCATAATGACTAATTATCCACCACGCAGTTCCTCCTCCAGATTGTAATGTAATACTATCCATCACATCAGTAGTGTGGTCAGATGTTATATTTACCCAATCAGTCCATCGATCAATCTTATCTCCACTTATAGATTTATAGTCACTCACAGAAACAGAAACTTGTCCAGTTCCCCATTCACCTCCAGCTAACTTTATTGTATAAATCCTTCCAGGGCAACTACTAGCCAATGGTAATACTACGTTCCTTACATCGACATTATTCAATTGGATAAATACAACATTATGTGTTTCGTTTAAAAATAAGTTATCACCACTACTGTGACTACTCCATTTCACATCAGAAGCGGTGGAACCTGAAATATGTAAATTAGATGATGGAGATGCATTATTAATCCCTACATTCCCACTGTTTGCACTATGAATGTCATTACCATTCTCTGTCCATAAGTTAGTATTATCTAAGAATTGGGATAAATCCACAGTAACATTAGATAATCCTCCATTTCTACCTAAAGTTAATGTATTACCTACCATACTTGCACTGTTTAAGTAATAGTTAGTGTCAGTATTGATTGAACTTAAATCTACATTATTACCATCACTTATCGATAAAAGATTAGTGCTATTATTAAAAGATAATGTTTGTTCGTATTTACTTAAATCGGCACTCGTACCATTAGTTATGTTTAACGTGTTACCAACCAATGATAAATCTTGTTCATCTGTGTTTGTATCTCCCCCTATTTGTATCCACTGAGGATTCGTACCAATGGAGGTATGTTTCATATATAAATCACCTGTGTCTGTTTTATGGTAAATGTCACCTGGATTACCGAAAATTTCATTACCAGATTGTGGTGATATAGTTCCTTGTGTCGTTGTTGGGCCCCAGAAGGTTGGGTATGGATCTAACCATTGTTGTTTTCTTGATACAGGTGCATAATCTCTATCTTTACTTCTACTACTTGGGTCCCAAGTAACACTTTGATCGTATGCGAATTTTCTTTTAAATTGTGGGTTAGGGTCAGTACCCCCATTGCCCTTATTTATTGTACTATCAAAACGAATTAATGTACCTTGTTTGGTATGTTCCCATTTTGTACTCAAACTTTCCTTTTCCCCATATGATACTACCCAATCCGAACACATTAAAGATAACCCATTGAGTCTACAATTTAGTGCAATCCTAAATGAATCAACATCTTTGGTGGCGGCATACCCGCTTGCAGTAGAACCATAAGATAATCTAATACCCGACATAAAGAATAAGAAATCAGTAGCAGTATCTTCGATATTGATCACATATTTAGTTGGATCAGTATAATCACTATGTCCTACAACACCTGAAAAGGTACAATCTACCAATGTCAATCTTTTCAAGTAAGGGCCATTTATGTCAATAATTGGTTGCGATTCAGTAGAGGGTTGTGCAAGATCAATATTACCCTGAAATACCACATTACGACATACTCCTTTAGTACCTTCAATTATTACTTTATAACCATACAAAGAAGAGTTGATTTCGTTATCACCACCCCATAGTTCAATACCATCTTGAAAGTCTAAAGTTAAGTCACTACTTAATTGGATATCATTCCCTAATTTTATAATACCTGCAACATTTTGACTATCAAACCATTGAAACCCCTGTATGAGTTCCAGTTCTGTTGTTGCATAAATAACGATAGGTGTTGGGTTGTATTTCCATTCTGCCATTCCGTTATTGTCGGTTGCAGTTAAAACATAATTGGTTAATGCAGTACCATCATTTATTTTAATACCTCCTTCGACGTGTAAGTTAGTGTCAGGTGAAGTTGTACCTATTCCGACATTACCATCTGTTTCTATATACATGGATGGAGTCGTTATACCGTTTCCATTTACTCCAAACCTCAATGCATCTGTGCTAGATAATCCACCACCAAAACCAGTATAGTTTGCTAATAACTGAACTTCGTCACCATCAGTTCTCTTAACTCGTATTCCTGATGATCCACCATATGATGATTCAACACTTGATACAATCTGAGTAGAACCTTTTATATCTAATCTATATGTTGGGTTTGCAGTCCCAATGCCGACATTATTATTTCTATATATATCAGCACCATTCTCTGTCCATAAGTTAGTATCATCTAAGAATTGAGATAAATCTACAGTTAAATCCGATAAACCACCATTCCTTCCTAACTCTAAAGTGTTACCTACCATACTTGCACTGTCTAAGTAATGGTTTGTGTCGGTGTTAAGTGAACTTAAATCTACGCTACCTCCATCTGTTAAACTTAGGGTAGGGTTATTAAAGCTTAAATCTTGAGTATCAGTATTTGTATCTCCCACACTTATTGTCTGCCAACTTGCCAATCCATTAGCATCAGATGTTAAGACCTTATCAGCGCCTGGACCTCCACCAGTAATTTTAATAGAACCAGCAACGTGTAAGTTAGTGTCAGGTGAAGTTGTACCTATTCCGACGTTACCTCCATCTGCAATGAATAGGTTAGTAGTATTACTATTATTTCTAAAATAGTACCCATCCCCAGCAACACTGGTTTTGAATTTCATCCCATCCCAATCAACGACAATTCTTCCTTCTCCTCCACCTTCACGTGTTAGTTTGATTCCAGAATCCCAGCCTTCTAAGTTTGTACCATATAGTGTTAATTTGGCACCTGGACTAGTTGTCCCAATGCCTACATTACCCCCAAAAGGGTTTAATGATAAGATACCAACACCAGCAGCCCACGAAGCACTATTGTGACCAACCTGTATGAATGACTTACGAACATTATTTGTACCATTCGTAAAGAAAGTCATACTGTTATTGTCGTTGGATATTTTTAACTGAGAAACATTATTATATGCAAGAGAGTCGCCATTTGTTGCCGTCACGCTACTAATATCAACTACAGAGTCTCCTTGTATTTCCAGTTCCGCAGCTGGTAAACTCGTCCCAATACCAACTTTACTACTTCTGTATATATTAGCACCACTCTCTGTCCATAAGTTAGTATCATCTAAGAGAGGACTTAAATCTACATTTCCTCCATTTGTTAAACTAAGAGTTGGGCTACTGAAACTTAAATCTTGAGTATCAGTATTTGTATCTCCCACACTTATTGTCTGCCAACTTGCCAATCCATTAGCATCAGATGTTAAAACTTTATCTAAACCTTGAGTTCCGTCTACTATTTTAATCGAACCCTCCACATGTAATCTATGAGTTGGACTGTCAGTACCTATGCCGACATTACCTCCATCTTGTGAAAGTAATACTTTATCCCCTCTAACATCTAATGGTATTCTATCATCACCGGGTGGTGAGGTATAATTATCGACATATATTCTAAATCTATCTCCTTCGGTATTATCTCTTAATCTAAATTGTGTATATGTTTGAGTTGCATCCACATGACCATATTCTAAATATGAATCATCTCCATCCATATCCATAGCTATGACTGCTTTTCTTGTGGTGGTTTGTAATAAGCTTTGAGTATCTAAGGGACTTGTATTATTTACATAGGGCATATTTATATGACCATCCAAATATATGTCACTAGTAACGCTTACGTCACCACCAACAGATAATGCAGTTGTTGGTGAAGTTGTCCCAATGCCGACATTACCACCATATCTTTGCAATATTAGATTATTATTACTAGTTCCACCAGCATCTTGTGCTTGCATATAAGAAAAAGTATCTCCATTGGTGCCATTTAAACCCACTAATAATCTACTACCTGTAGAGGTACTATTATTAAAATCTGTATTTTCTATAGAGAATGTTCTATTTACTGTCAGTTGTGCGGTAGGGTTAGTAATACCAATGCCGACATTACTACTTCTGTATATGTTAGCACCACTCTCTGTCCATAAGTTTGGTTGGTTGACATACGCACTCAAATCTACAGTATCGTTTGATTTACTTATAGTTAAGATATTATTATTTAAGTCTAATGTTTGATCATCATAATCAACCAAAGGACTAACTGGGACATATATTACATCTCCCGTATTAGTGGTTAACTCTATTTTTTCGGTACTATCATTGTACGTACCTCCTGTGATAAATTTATCAATACCACCAGTCCAAGGTTGCCAACTTCCGACACCATCGGCATCCGAAGTTAATACGTAATCGTTTTGTTCATTACCGTCTACCATTTTAATAGAACCGACAACGTGTAACTTAGAATCTGGAGTATGTGTACCTATTCCCACATTGCCAGTGTTACTCCCTATGAATAATCTACTATGCCATATAAAATCTTTCAGTTCATCAATTCTATAATCTCCTGAGTTACCCCAAGTTTGTATAGATTGAGTTCCTGTTCTCCATTTATATGATTCAATATCATCCCTTCCAGTCATTAAAAAAGAACTACGATTAATACCATCTATATTACATTTGTATGTTAAATCAATAGTGTTTGATGTTGTTAAACCCCCCGTACTATTCCTCATGTCGAGGAGGGTATTTGTAGTTTTTTCTATTTTTAAGTTACCTAATAAATCCATTATCCTATTATTATCACTCTATATGTACCAGTTTCTGATACTGTTATTGCCACTGAATTAACTGTATAGGTATTAACTAAATCAGGTATAATCATTTTACCCGTACTATCTTTTAGTTGTACTATAACATCTTCTTCATTTAAACTATGAGTTATTGTTTTCGCCGCATCTCCAGTGAAAGTAATATCTTGTGCGTATTTTTTATTTGAACCGTCTGCACCATCATTACCTGCTGGTCCTTGAGGTCCTGTTGCACCTTGTGCTCCATCGGCACCATCAGTACCATCTTGTCCATCAGCACCTGCAATTCCTTGAGCACCAGTAGCTCCAGATGAACCCTGAGGTCCTGTTGCACCGTCACTCCCATCTGCTCCGTCATTACCTGCGGGTCCTTGAGGTCCTGTTGGTCCTTGACTCCCACCACTACCACCAGTGGCAACTTGCCATGTTCCATTACCATCGGCATCTGAAGTTAAGACATACCCATCCTGTGGGGTTGTTGTCATTTGAAAACTTTCTGTTATAGTTTTCTTATCTACGTTAATATTTCCTAAAACTTTCATAGTGTTTTATTTATAAATATGTATTAAGTTATTGTTATGTTCCAATTGTATGTATTGAGTAGTGTGTTTCTTGCTCCAATCCCATCAAAACTACCACTAGTACCATCAGGTGCCGCATTACTACCGTTAATTATTAAAGTTACATTATCCCATCTTGGTGAGTTGTTAGTCGCTATTGTTGCAAAGTCAACCAATATGTGATTTACATCCGTAGCACTCATTCCATTATCTTCTAAATGTATGGTTGCATATATAGTACTGGTAGTTGCTTCATTGTTTAGTGTTGCGCCTGCCAACGGTGAAAAATCCACATATCCAAAGTTACAATCATTTAATTGGAATGCGTGATTATAATACTGTGTATCTACATCAAAAAACACCTCTGTTGAAATTGGGAATAATATATTTGTCAAATTAGGGTTATGGTCTAATCGTATTTTCCATCTAAGATTAGTCAATGTACTCACATCTAATGTACCTGTGAGGTCATTATTGTTGAACTGATAATTGTTTATCTGTCTACTATAAGTACCATGAGTTACTCCAGTTAAAGATGGATTATTATATACTTGATAACCATAATATACACTGGCATTTTCCCATCCACGATCACCTGACAAATCTGTAGGTTGTGGTGCCCCTATATCCATTGTAGTAAAGTCTAAATCTTTAACTCCATTGTCAGTACATATGAATTTACGAATATATGTAGGCACTTGAGGTAGGGTTAGTGTAGTCATATTAGGTAAGTTTGAAATCCATATTTCTCCTTGATACTCATATGCAGTCCATGTATAACCCACACCCATAGAATATGTGGATAAATCCATATGTCCTGAAAAACCACAATTACTAATGTTGAAATTTCTAATCATATTAGTGTGTGGAGGGTGTATTATCTCTGTCAGATTGGGGTTATTATGGAAACTTACCCACGCACCATCTTTAGTGATGTTAGGTACGTCGTTAGGGTCACCAACACCTAATGTCGTTAACATTGAAATATCTATAGTTCCCGTTAAGTCACAGTCATGTAATTGTAACCTTTCTATATCTTCAACCGAAGAAGTAAACGTTACTCCTGTTAAGTTAACATTATGATATGCAGTGAGATATTTTAAACCTCCGCATGGGGTTAAATCTAAATCTGGTTGGATGTCCGCACCTTCTGCGACTAGAGTCATTGGGTTGGTGGTAAGAGGTAATGTCAATCCTGATAGTTGTACATTATATCTAACATCTAAACTTGTCAATCCCGTCACATGTGATAAGTCCCAGTTACCCCAAGACTTTAAAGGTATGGTTGCCGTTTCATGCCCTGATTTATAATGAGCATTTATAGTTAAGGGGTATGGGTGGTTCTCCTGTATTGTAATCCCTGAAAGACTAGCATTGTGACTTACATTTAAATATGTCATGCCAGACATCATACTCACATCTAGATTATCTTGTAAGTTACATTTATATGCGGATATAGTTATGGGTCGATCATTACTTGGGAACTTAATATTTGTTAGGTTACCATAATAATTCGTAAAACCACTATAATTGAGATTGACATTAAAAGTGCCCCCTAAATTTTCTAACATACTTACATCTAACTCCCCTTCTAATGCACAAGTATGGGCATAATATTTAGTGAAGTTTACTGTACTCCCTGTATGTAATATTTTTCTTAAACCCGTTGGTCGTCGATTTGGCCATGTTGGCACTGTATGGAAATAATCCCCTTTATTGCTGTCTACTTCAAATTCCCCACCTAAACTTTGTAAGTTCCTTACATCTAAGGTATCTGTCAATGAACATTGGTACATTTCAAATCTACTAAATGTTTCTGATGTCGTAGTAAAGGTAACTCCAGTTAAAGAATGACAACTAAAAGCCAAAAAGTGCCCACCAAGTTTGGGGAACATACTCATATCGTGATGACCTTCAATGCCACTATTAGAGATATTATAAGATGTGAGAGGGTAAGTAGAGGTACATGCCGTATGTGATAGTGTCTTTAACTTATGGCAACTCGCCGCTGTTAAAAACCCACACAAGTTGGGTATCATTGTCATATCATGATTTAATAACTCCACACAACTCCCTATGTCGTATGCTCGTAGATATAAGTCAGTATAACTATGGGTGATACCTGTTAGGTACTTACACCCTGAAGCACTAAAGGCACCAGTGTAGGGTGGTCCACTATAGAGTTTATCTTCAGGTGTCCCCAACTTTAACATACTAAGGTCTAAACTCCTAAAACCATTATTTTGACACCAATAAGTGTTTATGTTACTGGTGGATGGGGCATGTGTTATTCCTGTGAGAGCATAACTATATTGGGTGGGCCACCCATGTACCCCCTGATATCTCACATCGAAATATCCTGCTTGATTAGGGTATTGGGAAGTGCCAGTATAATCGTCCACCACTCCATTACCAATGTCAATACCTGAAAGATCAAGATGCCCTTTTAAGTTACAATACGCCATTAGAAAGGCTGTAAACCTATTACCACTTGTGGGTAGGATTACTTTATTTAAATATTTATTACCGCTCAAATTAAATAACCCCCCTAATCCCGTTAGCATCGACATGTCATGTGTCCCTGTCAATCCTGAATACCCATCACCATGAGAGACTGGGTTTTTCCATCTATAAGTCTCACTGGCAGTCCATTGAGTATAGGCGTAAGGGTCTAAGTTTGGGGAGATATTGTAATAGTAAAATTTCTCATCTGATGGTCCATGTTTCACACTATTTAAAAACCCATTATAGGATAAATTTAACCACCCCTTAGATGAGTCGGTATATCCTAACCCACCACCTAATATCACGCCTGTTAAATCTAGTTCTCCTTTTAACCCAGTCCCACCTTGATGCCAATTATCTTCAATATCAGTTTGGTATTGAGTAATATAGAGATTATTTAATGACCTATCTGTTCTATAACTCGAAGGGAAGGTAACACCACTTAAAAATGAAGTACCAGGACCATATATCTCTAAAGATTCTAACCCTGAAAACTCACTTAAATCTAAGTTACCACATGGTAAAGGGTAATAAGTCCAATTACGCATGTTGATAAATTTTATATCGTTTAATCTATTTGTGCGTATGGTTATAGTCTTAGGGTTATCGAAATCTGGAAATGTTGTCGGAAATCCAACTTTAATGTCATCTCTAAGGTTACCATAATAACCTCCTGTGGGGTTGGTTTGGGATGTTGTCGCATTAGTTGCCCCAGTTACCACTCCATAATCCCAAGATACCCTTTTGTTGGGGTTGCCTCCCTTCTCTCCTACATTGTGGGGTAAATTACTAATGCCACCTTCGAACGCAATCGTTGCCCCAAAAGTAACTCCTGACCAAGTTAATGATTTAAAAGACCAAGTCTCACCAACCTTATTATGTGACCTAAAAATACCTACTCTACTCATAGTGGTTGGTTTATGTGTAATCGTTACCTACAGTCCAATAAAGATTTGTTCCGTTGTATGTGAAAGATATTATATCTATTGCGTTAGGGTTAGTTGTAAGTACTAATTCACCTCCACCGCCATTTACTACTTTATGTGATCCAGCACCACCATTAACAGTACCTAATGATAGAGTACGACTACCTGTATTATCTTGAGTGACAATCATAGTACCGTATTGTCCACTTATTAGCCCATCCAAGTTAAGGGTTGCATTTTCTGTTAAAGTCACTTCAAACTGAGTACTTACTGCAGTATCCCAATTGATTACTCCACTGTTTACTGTTGTTGCTGAATATTGATCAGCTTCAGCACTAATGGTTACATCTACACTAT